GGCACCAGAGGCGTACCATACTGCCTACCTACTGCATAAGCCCCGTCGCTGTAATCTAAGGTCTGCACTGCCACCGTATCGTCTACATACCAATGTACAGACGTGGACAGGTTGCCGTTTCGATGGGCCTGAGCGTGTTTGAGTGCGCCTGCGCCCTTACTGTAATTATCTGTCTCATGGATTACAATCCACGCAGGACGGTTTTGACCTGCGTAACAGTTTATCTGCTTAATCTCTCGTCTTATCTCCATTACTCTTCCTCCGCTAATTTCCAGCCAGCCGGATACGTATCTGGCCCCCATACGCAGTTATCCATCTGGCAGATATACCGCTTACCGTCTGTGTATGTCATCTTATCGCCTGTGTTATAGGCATCATGTGCACCTGTAGGCTGTACCCATGCAGGATACTCGTCTGCCTCCGGCAGGGTGACGCTTCCACCATCCAGTTTACTGACCTTGTCTGTCAGATTGAGGATCGTCTTACCCATTTCGGTCATATTGGCATACAGAGTGTCAATCTGCTTCTGGAGTGGCGCATAACTGTTTTCTGGGTCTGCACTGGTGCGGGCCAGATCAATCAATTCCGTGCGCTGCTCCTCAGTGAGGGTGCCTTGGAGCCAGATAGTGTCAATCTTTTTGAGGATGTCCGTCAGCTCATAACTTCCGGACGTGATTACATTTTTGATAATATCGTACATTTATACCTCCAATACTGCGGTGCTAATTTCCGCTATTTTCTTGTCTATATAGGATTTTGTATCTACGGTGTAGGTCAGTTCCATATTACAACCGCCGGTATTTGTAATTTCGGTTTCTGGGGCGTACATCGTGAGGGTGTTGAGCTTGTCCTGCTCGGATGGGGAAAGGGGGATAGACTCCGGTGTATCTGTCCTATAATACACATCTGCCCCTGCGCTCAATTCTCCTGTTGTAGAAATATACTCTCCCGTGATGTTTTCATCTGTGTAGGACTCCACCCACCTTGACTGATACACCCAGCACCACACTCCATCCACCTTTTCCAGCTTGTCCCACTTGGTCATTGGCTTTGGTGGACTCAGGGTGATAGACTGCTGCTCTGTGCCGCCCTTTACAGTAACGGTCACAGGCTGGTCGGTTATCTCGATGGGCTGTTCCCAGTCAGGAGAGGGGGACGGGAAATTACCAGAGTATGGTTCGTAGGCAGTGGCGGAAGAGCCGTATTCAAGTTGAATATCATAGAATTCAGCCGACATAGTTCCGTTATTTATGTCAAAACGCAAATACATCATATCGCCTTCTGCAATATCAAATGTTGTCCATCCTTTGTTTCCAGTTGATGAATAATCACTCGAACCATCAGCTTTTTTAATAATAGCAAAGGCCTCGACAGTCTTACTTTCATGAGCAGTTCCAGTCGGCATATTACTTTTAAAAGAAAGTGTATATTTTCCGGGATTAAGTTTTAATAAATCATCAGTTTTATTCAAACAGAAGAAAATTACTTCCTTTGTCGTAACTCCCTTTCCTTCCAAAATTATTTTGCCATCAACAACGGATGCTTTTAAATTGTTATTGTTTATCTCATATTTTTTTAAACTGCTTATATCAAACAGATTCTTCCCACTCGTCCGCACCTGTTCCGTTTTCCCCCACATAGCGAACCGCACAACCGGCACCCTGGAACTGTCAGTTACTTTTATGCCCCCCCCCAACCCTCCACTGATTTTCTGGCTTATCAATGCAGACTGGATATTGACCAATTTAGCATTGAGACGTTCTTCTAGGTTCTGGATGTAAGCCTTGGTATCCGCTACATACGTCACTTCCATACCTGCTCCTGCATCATTACTCACAACAGTAGTCGGGCCATATGTCCGCAGGGCCTTGTAGGCGGCAATCTCTTCTGGGGTGAGGTCACGCTCGATGGGAGTATTTAATTCCACAAGGCCATGAAGCGGAGTTGTTTCCAAAAATTTAAGAACCGCTGTTTTATTCTCATCAGTCGTTGTCTCTGTTTCCAATCCAAGTCTCTTTCTTGAAAGTCTAAAATCAATACTGGTTTCTGTTGCAAATACTGATTCACTATCGTTACTCCAGTTTTTAGCACATATCAACTCTCGGCATAAAACAGCACCAAGTTTTTTAATGGTCTTATCTAAATAACGAGCCAAAATGGTATCTTTTTCTGGTGCGCCATAATCACCCATTGAGGTTGATATATTAGTGTTCCGATTGATAATGAAGTCTTTTACCCTCTGCACATACTTCCCGCGCCCCAAGTCAATCTCATCACAAATCCATTGCTGACCGTCTGCGTCTGTGTAATTGCCGTCTTTAGATACTGGGATTCCAGGGAGACCGTTAGGAGTTTGAAGGGTGAGGGATTGAGGAATGCGTGGTGGCTCGTAGGGTGATGCTGTTAAACCTCTATTTAACATAACCTTAATGCCATTCATATTATATATTTTTCCCTCTGTTACACCAAAAGCAATTTTTACAACCTCACCATTAACTATATTTTGTGGTTTTGGTGTAGCAATAACTATTTTATAATCATTATTAATTAAGTAACATTCTACATCGTTGCTTGTTGATAAGGCATAGTCACCATTCAAAACAACCGGCGGATTTACTTTCAAAATGGCCCAACCCGTTTCTGTTGCTGTCCCAACCAGCGATATTTCTCCATTTCTGCAAGTAACTTCCACCCCTCTGTTTCCGCCACGGCCATCTTGTAATTGTAGCAGGTTCTTCCCTCTCACCTCCACCGTAATGTTCCCACTCTCACCAGCACTCGCTATCTCCTGCGGATACTCTGGACTGGGTGATGGTTTGCCGCCGGTGTAGGGTTCCCATGGTTTTTCCTTATTCTTGGATTCGCATAACATTACCTTCTGGGTTTCGTTAATCACAGTGCCAGACGATGGTTTTGTTTTGCGGTAGAAAAATCTTGCAACTACTTCCTTCACAGTTTCATCTATAGTTGCTTCCACTACGTCATATTTGCTCTCGCCATTTATATTCGTTACGCGAAACACCATATACGATTCTGGATGATCCGATACGAGTTTTAAAGTTTTTCCTATAAATTCGTCTTTATTTATCCATACGTCAAGAACAGGTCGTTCTCCAGTTCCATCATCCGTAAACGTGCCCTTAAAGCTTACTACACAATTTTTAAGTTCTATTGTTATGCCTTTAGTTGTTACTGTTTTGTATAAATCATCACGCAGCAACTGCGCTCCCGTCGTTTGCACCTGCATACTCTTACCAAACACCCTCAGCCCCCGGAACGGACGGCCTTCTGCGGCATCATTGGCGGTAATGACGGAGCCAGAAGCCGTGCTATGGATTGCCGGTGCCAGATCTGTCATCCCTTCCACCAGACCGGCTATATCAGTCTTATTCTGGTTGATCTGCTCCCGGTCCGCCACAATCCCAGCAGCCGCATCCTCAACCCTCTTGGTCTGCTTATCGCCCTCTGCGGTTACTGACTGCACTGCCTCGGTCTTGGCCTCAGTAACCTCACTGACCGCCTGTGTGCCTGCCTCCTGTACCGCTGTAGTCTGTTTATTGCCCTCGGCCTTAACAGCTCCCACAGCCGTGCTCTGAGCCTGCCCTATGGCTGTAAGCGCATCCTGGGAGGTCTGTCCAAACTGCGCAGCGGTCTGCTCTACCGCCTGACGGTCTGCCGCCACGTTTTCCCTCATCTGGCTAACTGCCTGTTTATCTTCGGTCACTGCCTGACGGTCTGCCCTTGTCTCCTCAGCGTACTGTCTTGCCCCATCCTCAGCCGCCTCAGCGCCCGTCTGTGCCTGTGCTGCGGCTGTCTCTGATAACTTGGCTGCCTGTGCTGATAACGCCGCATCTGAGGCCGCCTGCTGGGTCTGAGAGAGCATCCCTGCTACAGTCTGCTTATCCTGTGCCACAGTGTCGGCATTGGTCTCTACCTGCTCTGCAAGACCTTGTACCACTTGCAGATGCTCCGCTGTCTGGGTGGCTGCTTTTTCGGCCTCATCCGCAGCAGCTATAGCCTTATCTCCGGCCTCCTCCGCACGTTTGGCGGCATCATTAACGGCTTCAATCGCCTCGTGAAAGATCTCCCCATCTCCCGGTGCCTCAAAGGCTTCCGGCTTGGGGCGTGATTTGACCTGCATGGTAATGCGCTTGATCGTCTCGCCGGATGACTTATCCGACAGGTATACCCACGCATAGATGTTATATGCCTTATCTGCCGTCCATACTGTACTGTTGCCCTCCAGCATGCTGTCCGGGATTGTGACGGTTGTTACGCCGTCCTTAGTGGTACCCACACGGGGTATGGCCTCGCCGCCGGTTTCCTGTAGCGCAAAGTGGATCTCGACCGCCGTCGGAAGATGCAGTCCCTCTATCCTGAGCTGCTGACCATAATCCCACTGCCATAGGCCGTAGGCATGGGCGTAATCATCGTTATCTGTAAATACTGCTGTAATCATATTCCCTCCAACCAAAAACGGCCCCAGGAAATCCCGGGGCCTGCCTGTGTTGCGACGTCGCACAGCTTACTTATCTTCCGTGCCTACCGCTCTCTCGTCCTCCTTGCCGGTTGCAGGGCCGGTGGTTGCAAAAGTGGTATCCTGTGCACCCTTGGGTCTTGCCTTCTGTGCTGCGTCGTTCTTTCTCTGCTCTGCTGTTCTCTTGTCCTGATTCTTTCCTGTTGCGTTTGCCATAATCTTTGTCCTCTCTTTCATCGTTGAAAATATGTAATAGTTGCTCCGGCTCTGACCCTGCCGGACGGGAGATGTTGGATCACCCCCTCTCAGGTCTTGGCTGGCAGCTCCGGAAGGCCTGCAATGGATGTTGCCACCGACAGGATACCGGACAGCGCGGATGCACTGGCTACCATAGGCCAGTTGACCTCACCCATGACCGCTGCTGAGCCGATGGTGGCGACAAATGTCTGCGCCATGGTCTTAATGGCACGGATACCTGCGGCCTTGACCCACTGGATGGTATCCACGTCGGCACGGAATACACAGTTCTTAAGCATATACTCACCTCCTCTCAATGGATAGTCTGCGACAAAATTAAAATAAGCCCGGTTGCCAGTGATCCGGCAAGCGCGCTTACTATCGCTGTGATTACTGTTTTTTTAATGTCCTTGTAGGTGTTGCCCGGTTCCCGTTCCAGGGCGTCCAGACGCTTACTCTGGTTGTCCAGTCGCTTCCCCTGCTCTTTCTGTTCCTGGAGCATCTGTTCCATGTCTTTCGCAAGGCCATGGATGGAGAGTACCAGATCCTGGATCACCTTACTCATATCCTCCAGCAGCTCAATGCGCCGGTTCTGGCGCTGATCCTCGTCACGGATACGGGCTAGCTCTGCTTTTGTTAATTCATCCATCATCAGGCTCCTTTACTGGTTTTGTAATCATTTTTATCATCTCCTTTCGCAATAGTCGCGAACCAGTAATTATAATATTATTTCCTCAATAAAACTGGGGGATGTATCTATAGCTAATGGTTTTTCATTTTCTATAAATAGAAATGTAACATTTACACCGCAAATCTCGTTTCCATACGCTGCCAATGGTTGGAGAGGTTCTATTACTCGTATTTATATAGCTTAATTTATTCCAATCTAATGCGGGTAATATATGTCCCCTTGGCAATATAACCAATACTGATATAATATTTATTGGCTTCAAAAGTAGTGAGTTGTGAAATGTCAAGTTGAAAATTTCCAATAGAGGCTCCATATCCTCCATCCCACTTAACTTTTGCAATCTCCTCATCACTATTATACGTCTTATATCGACAAAGACTGATCCATGACGGAGGGATGCCATTATCAGGATCATTTTTCCAATATCTAAGAAATTGTCCTTCAAAAATCAACTTACTATAACTTCGTACATCAATCGTGTTTGGGAAAACAATAGCTCTATGGTTCCATGTTGAGTAGTCGCCTTTCATAAGTAGTCTGGTATTCTCTTGCGCAAACAAGTTGATTTGCAATCCCCCAACATTTACACCGTTATAATATAGATCCTGAGGCGTTGGTACCCACCCCTCAAAACTTCCGATAATACCCATTATCGGCTCGTTTTTTTTGATCTTCTCCGGCGTGATCCCTGCCATAGCCCGGATATCCGCCCATGACAGATATACTTCTGCATTCTCGTTGTAATAACCGCCCGGAAGCCGGACCCACATTCTCTGATTGCCTCCATCATTGCCCTTGCTGTTGCCCCAGCCCCAATAATCTCCACGTTTTGGCATGGTGCCAGTATATTCTACACCATCGTTGTTCGTAAACGTCTTACCTGCCAGAACATCCGACGGCACCGCATTGCCGCTTCCCAGGACAATCTTTCCGATATTGGCCGCCATCTCCCCGAATGTTGCGGTTGCCGCTGTAGGTACCCGTTTCGCAGTGATGGCTGCGGCAACCTGTGCTTTTCCATCACTGACAGATTTTTTTAGGTCTACCATATCCTCTGACAGACCGTTTACTGCCTCGTTGGTGGCGTTAATTTCTTTCGCCCCAAACTTATCTCCCTGACGGGTATACTCGGTTTCATCTACCGGAGTCACCGTTCCATCCCCATTTTCATTCAGACGGATCTTTTTCTGTTCAAAAAGAGCATCCACAAAATCTGTTTTTAAAGCCATGTATTTACATCTCCTCCCAATGTCATTTCCAAGGTTGGCCTGCTGTCCATGCCCGACTGGATATTCAGGTACATTTTCAGGCAGGCGCTTTCAATCCGGTTCAGCTCCTCCCAGCCAATAAAGGGCTGATTCTCACTGTATGTCCGCTTTTCTCCGATCTCAAAAGGATATGTACCAGTGCAAATGTGATCCAGATTATCTTCAAATCGGTTAATCTCGTCTGAATAGAATCCATAGTCCTGATAGGTCTTATCCTGCCCCATATCTTCAAAATCAAACTCCGGCCAGAGTTCCAAGGCCATACTCCGGATCTCGTTAAGATTGCCTTTAATCCGGTTGTAATCCTGGATATTAAAAAAATCACTTGCCTGCCAGTCTGTTTTTGGCTGTTGCCACATAACTCATGTCCCTCCTTGCCTTGATCGTTCCGGATAGTGCCCCATTATATTTCAACGTGTGGTCTGTCACGCGGATCAGAAGGTCCGGCACATACTTATTTTCCAAAAATGCAATGTCATTGGCGTCTATCCTCGGTTCTCCCCGATATTGCAGGTTATATTCCCGATCAGCCTTAAGATAATCACCAATCCAGTCCGCCAGATCAGCAGCATGGACTACATCCGATACCAACGGATTCTCCCATGTTTCCGTGCTTCCTGTGGGATTAAGCTGGCGGCTGACCTTGGCTTGTGTTACCACATATTCCTTGCCACTTATTACAACCTCTGCCGCTCCTGTAACTCCTGTAAGAGCCACAGTTGCATAGTAAGCACTGCTTTCTATAATCGTTACTTCTTGCCCTTCTTGCGGCTCTGTGAGGGATGCTGATAATCCATAGGACGAGTTAGAAAAATAGAAAGTATACTGGTTATCCTGCGCTGTCAGGCTGATCGTTTCCCGGATCAGCTCCTGTACCTCGCCATCACCTTGGCTGTACAGAGTACGCAATACCTGCAACTCTTTCACACGGGGCAACTTGGTGCCTTCCGGCGTTTTCGTCAACTCTACACCATACTCCAATACATAATCCGTGCTGTCCCCGAAAGCGATCTGATCCAGGATCACACGGTTATTGGGCGCCCCTTTTGTAAACTCAATCACCAACCGGTCGAACTCTGGGAACTCATGGCTGATTACTGCTGTCTGTTCCAAACCTCTGACTTCGTAATCTTCCTGAAGCTCTCCGCTGTTGTATGAATGGAATATGGCAGTATCCGGCCAGTTGCGTCCGAACATCAGTGTAACGCCAAAACACTTATATGCCGCTTCCATCGTAAGGGTAACGGTTGGGTTATTCTGAAAGGTTCCTTTTTCATCCGCTGCCAGATCAGAGACATATCCTGTATTGAGGTACGTTCCTCCATCAGACTGCCGTGGGAGGAAATACACTGCGCCGCCCGCCGTAGAATAATCCTGCCCTGTCAGTGCATACTCATCACGGGTGCCTGCATCCTTACTCAATATCGTACTGACATGGGAAAAATACGCCTCATCCTCTGATGATGCGGACATCTCCGGCACAAAGCTGGATTTCAGATATATTTTTCCTGTCCGATCCTGATACAGGATACAGCGACCTGCATTAGCGATCAGCTGGAGCGCTTCCTTGTGGGCTACAACCGGGATGGGATTCCTTACAATCACGGTTTTCAGATAGGTATCAACCCCATATTCCCTTGGATCCACCCCGGCGTCCGTGAATACATCAACCGCCAGATTATACAGACTAATCCCTTCTGGATGATACTGTCCCCGGTAATAGGTACCGTCCATGCTGTCAAACCGGTCGGATGCGCTCAGGTTCAGTTTCTCATCATCCGCAGACCACTCTTTCAGCGCCAGGTTAATGCCTGGAATCCATTCTATGGTTCCATCGTCCAATTCCTGCCCGTACAGCGCCTCTATATCTTGTCCCAACTCAAAAAAGTTAACGCTGCTCTCATCGTTCTCCACATCAAAAGCCCGATCCTTATTACTGACCGTCAAACTAAAATCAATCGTAGGTAATTCCTCCGATATAGGACTGATATGCTCTTTTTTCGTGGCTGACAGAATTTTGCGGCTGTCAAAGTAAATGCCAATCCCCATAGTGATCTGGTTGATCCGGAACCGACTCTGCCCGTTAATCATCCGGGTCGGGGAGAACCGCAGGAAGGTGGCTCCCTCGAAGATCTCCTCTGTCACATAATGGCCGTCTGCATTGTCTGTTACCTCTACTGTATGATGATCGGACACAATGGAAAAATCAACCGGATATGCTTTCCCGAACTCTACCGTCAGACCCTTAATATCATACTGAACCGGAAAACGGATCTCGATATCTCCCAGAAGCTTCTCCGTCACAAGTCCCTGATTGAGAACCACTGCATCCGCCTCGTGCGGCAGAAAGTACATGGAGCCATCCACCTGCGTATAATCCTCATCACAGGTACCATACAGCTCCTGTACCTTATAATTATCCATAGGTTTCTTAAGATCGGAAAAATAAGTATACCCATCCGGATCTGGAATATATGCGGATGCCTGTGCCTCCTGATTGATAAGACCAATCGTAACACGCAGATGGGATAGAGGATTGCGCCATTTGCGGCGCATAACCTCTTTGTATTTGCTGCTTGCTGCCTGCATTATTCAATCACCCCGCAGTCTACCAGATTAACCTTGCAGTCCTTGTACATAGTCGGAAGCCCGTCTTCATCTTCTTCCCAGACCTTGGCCGTTCTATTTCCGGGATACATCCGCTCTGTTTTCCAGCCTCCTGTCTTCATATCCGGAAACTTGACAGTTACTACGAATTCGTCAAATTCCCGCAGGATACTTCCCCAAGTGGCAGCATCCAGATAAGACCACTGCAGGCCGTCTATCTTGTCCTGATCCCGTCCCACTCTCTGCCCTACAAACTCTCCCAGGGCGTTTTTGCCCTGGTTGACGTTGGTGGCAATGGTGAGACCCGGCCCCTGGTCATAAGAGGGGTATTTGTGCCCATTGATATAGATTGCCATGCTGTTTCCTCCTTATGTTGGTCTGAGCTTGTAGCCGCTGCGCTTCTCCAGATCAGCCAGCTGCTTCTTGATTTCCCTGATATCCACATAGACGGTCAGATCCATCTGCTCGATTAACTCTATAATCTTTTGCAGAAGGTCTACCATAATAGCAAGGTACTGGTCGCTCATGCCGCTGCTGTTGCGTGATGCCATTGCAACCGCACGGTCTACCATCTCCTGCATCTTATCCTCAGGTGCCACAATCTCGCCATAGTGCCGGTTGTCACCGATCATGGCAAGCTGTGGCGTGTTGGCGCGGACAAAGCCGCCTTGTGCCAGCCATTGAACTCTTGGCAAAGTAACATGTTTTAATGGCTTAATTACTTGGTCTGATACTCCGGGGATTTTATCAGCCACTTCATTCACGGCTTCAATCATTGCATTGATAGCGTCAATGACCCTATTGACCATACCCTCTACACCGCTAACAATGCTATCAATCACACCCTTTATTGTATCTTTAATTCCCTGCCATATATTTGCAGTCTGTTCCTTTAAGGTGTTCCAAACTCCCAGAATTGCTTCTTTTATGTTATTAAAAGAAGTTACTGCATTTGTCTTTAACGTATCCCAGAGGGTAGACAGGGTGCTCTTGATTCCTTCCCAGATCTCGGAAGTTGTGGATCTAATGCTTTCCCAGATTGTGCTGATCGCATTTTTGATCGCAGTAAACAGGGTAGTTGCAAGGGATTTCAGCCAGTTCCAAATGGTGTTGAGCAGGGATTTTATGCCGTTCCAGATGGTGGTTGTAATATTGGAGATATTCGTCCATACTGCCTTTATGGTTGCGTATATCGTATTGACAGCTGCCGTAACAATGCCTTTTAAAATCTCCCATATACCAAGGAAAATTTCCTTAATTCCTTCCCAGGCCATTGTCCAGTCTGCGGTGAATACGCCTACTACAAATTCAATGACTCCGCTTAACAGTGTGATAAACCCTTCGATAATTGGAGTAACAACCTCAATAAATCCGAAAACGGCTTCTACAATCGTTTGTAAAGCGCCAGCAATTACAGGAGCCACATTGGCTATAAACCACTCAATAAACGGTTGCAGAGCACCTGTCCATAATTGAGTAATAGCATCCGCTACTTTTCCACCAAAATCCAGAAACTTATCAATGAGCGGACTTAAATAATTGTCTTTGACTTCAACAAATTTATTCGATAAATTCTGTAATACTGGCAGAAAATATGTGTTATAGACATTGAGCAGCAGAGTTCCTATCTCTGTAAATCCCTGCTTAAATGCTGCCATCATGGGAGCTACATGACTATCATATGTGGCCCTGACTTTTTCAAACGTCTCAGAAATAAGGTCTTTTATTGCGGAAAATACAGGCTCTATTGCTCCAAACGTGTCCTCCAGCGTAGTTCTGATGTAGTCCGCATTTTCTACGAATGGGGCCGCAATAATATCTAGAATATCCGCCGCAAATGTTCCTGCTAATTCAGAAACGCCCATAAAGGACTCCGAAAAAATCCCTATAACATCAGCAGTGATCTGCTTTGCGCTGTCACTCCGGAAAACTGAGAATATTGTATTAACAGCCTTTGAAAAATCCCCTGTGATCTGAGCAACACGGGAACCGATATCAAACATGGATACCAGGTATTCCCTGATCCGCTCTGTATTCTGCTGCAAATACAGACTGATACCACCCAGAAGATTGTCCGCTATGGTTGTGCCGATTCCGGCTACAGATCCGGCAATCTGGCCCAGACTATAAGAAAACTGATCCGCGAAGGAATTGGCAGCAGCCAGCACCTCTGGAGCCGTAAATATCTCTCCAAGGCTCTGCTTGATCCGATCAACCGATGCAAGGATGCTGTCAAAGACGGATGTATCTCCAAAGCCATCCCAGAAGCCCGCTGTAAACAGGCCTTTAAGTTCCTTAGCCCTGTCGATCAGTGCCTGGTACTTGCTGTCCATGACATCCAGAGCGGATGTGTCAACCGCGCCCATATCGAACTGGTCTACATCATACCCACCTGCGGCACCTCCGCCCGATCCGCCTCCATCAGATCCGGTATCAGGGTCAATGATATTCAGCTCATCAATCCCTGTAGTGACACTCTTCATGTCCTTGGCAGCCTTCTTCGCGGCGCTTCCTGCTCCGCCTGCGGCTGCATTGGCCTTATCCGCAGATTGCGCTACCGCTTCCATGCCTGCGGCCGCTGCACTGGTCCCACCGCCAGATGAGCCCTTTCCGGTAATCATTTCCGTAAAAGCCTTGAACGCGTTAGCAAGGCTCATCAGTTTACCGATAATGGTATTGATTACCTTAATTACTGGTGTCAGAACGTTAATCAATCCCTGTCCGATGGTGGCTTTCAACGAATCAAACTGGAGCTGTAAGGCCCTTACCTGATTCGCCCATCCGTCAGAAGTCCGGATAAAATCACCAGAGGCAGCAGAGAGCTGGTCCTGCACAAACTTATACCGCAGAGCCACTTTCTCCATCTCGGACATCTTCGCCGTGGTCTTGCTGTACCCATTTGCCAGAGCATACGCATCAAGGGCGCTTTGGGTCATAACCACGCCCAGATCCTTCAGCGTTTCAGTTTCGCCCGTGAATACGGATTTCAGTTTGGTGTAAGCTTCGTCCTGGCTGATATTATAGAAAGAGGCTACATCCCCTGCCAGTCCGGTGAGGGTTGTAGCCATCTCATAAGCCGCCTGTTCACTGAATCCGAATGATTTTGCCATGGCTCCGGATGTACCGGCGAACTTCTTCGCCATGGTTTCAGACAAGCCGAAGGAAGCCGCTGCATTCTTGGCGAAATTATCCACCTGTTTGGACATCTGGGGGAATGTTACGTCCACCACGTTCTGGACTTCCTGAAGATCTGACCCAAGACGCAGGCAATCAGCTCCAAAGTCAATCAGTTTTTTCACAGAAAACGCCGCACCTAAGGCAAACCCTATCTTTTTAAGCGCTGGTCCCAGTGCACCAGTAAGCTCTCCAGAGGTTTCTTTTGCCTGTGATCCGATACCTCGTATGCTCTTTTTAACCTTTTCGGAGGATGACTTGCTATTCCGTTCAATCTCCGACCATGCTTTTTTCATGGCTTCCGATTGGCTCATTCCCTGCTTTCGATAAATCCAGGCAATAGAGGAAGCCTTTGATTTTGCGCTTTTTTCGCTATCCCTTAAAATAGCATCTATTTTCTGTCGGGTTTCATCAGCGGAAGCATCCACTTTTCTGAAAGCTCCGGCCATCTCGTCGCATGACCTCTGGCATTTTTGTGCTGACTTTGAAAAGGCTTTTTCAAAATCCGCCTTTACTTTCCGAGATGTATTGTCTATTGCTGTCTTGATTTTTCCTAATTCCAGCGATATGTCAAAACTAATGGATGCATCAGCTGCCATATGTACCACCTGCCTCTATCTGTTACTCAGACATCGGCACATAATGGCACTACTTGTCCGGCTGTATATCTACCTCGAACTCTCTCTTGCAATCCCGGCCCTTACATCGTACAAAAATCCCTTTTGCACAGGCGTCAGGATCATAATAAATAGGCATCCGGTATCCGCAATATGGACACCGGATCTGCTTTCTTACTTTTTCAATTTCCGCCACCTCCTACTAACCGCACATGGCTGCAAACATAGTTTCCAGTTCTGCCATGCTCTGCTCAAAGGTTTTCTCGTCCATGGTTTCAGCCCCTCGGTTCCTCCATTCGTCATAGATCCGGCGCTGATCCTTTGAGAAGTGCTTGATAACATCCTTATCCGTTTCGGATCGGATTGCTACTACGCGCCCTAAAGCGGTCTCCGGAGCTAATCCGGCAATCAGCGCCTTAAATTCATCCCAGGATACCGATTCAAACTCTTTCGTCCTGATTCTTAACCCGTACTGCGACAGGAAACTGGATACAATCAGATCCCAGTCCTCAAACAGATCGTAGTACGGGTCACTGCTCTCCCGGCTTGCTGTCTTCTCCCAGAACCAGATTAAAGGCTTCCTGTACTACAATAATCAGGTCGTTAAAGCTTAACTTCAATTCCTTTTCGATCACATCCCTTGACGCCTGAGGAAAGACAAGCTCATAAGCGCCAATGATCTCTTCTGCTCCCGGATCATCATTGGACATAATCCCCATCACCTTAAGCATGGTTGGGGCATCTGTATTAACTTCTAATTCCCTCCCCCTGATCACAAGGCAGGGATTCTCGTTAAAGCTTAATTTTTCTGTAATATCTACTCTTCTTGACATTCTTTTTCTCTCCTTCTGTTCAGCCGCCAATTCCCGGAGCCGGTGTAAATTCCGGCTTGCCGTAACACGTTACCTCAAATTCAAGGGTATCAATGTTCGTGGTATCCCCGCCTCCGGGAGTGGTTACGTTGACTACCACAGTGCATGCCAGCTTTGCACCAGATACCATGACCCACTCAAATTTCGTCATAACATCCTGCCCGAATTTCCATGCAAGCCCCGCAATATAGTCATTCCCAGGATCTCCCACGGATCTCTTGCCTTTAAAAGCAAATGACAGCTTCTTTCCTGTCATAGCCGACTTAGCCCAGCCTTTTGCATCCATGGCGTACCATTCCTCTACCGTTCCATCAATGGATGGAGCAAAATTTTCAAGGTCTGCCGGCATCACCATATCCTCATCCGAACTGGTCACGCCTTTGGTTCCGAATTTAAACTCATTGTTGTGTACCGGATAGACTTTAGCTTCTCCTGCCATTTCTTACCCTCACTTTCTCTGATATACAAAATCCAGCCAGATTACATACTCGTATACCCCGTTATCATCTGTACCTACCGGCTGCGGTTCCGGTACCTTAAGGCTGATCTGATTAACATGGGTATCGCCTATCATCAGGCTGGATACATTTCTAAGTTTCTCAAATAATTCATAGGCTGCCTGTTCTGAGGCCCGTACGTCCTTATCCCAGTGGATCAGCAGGGATATGCGCCGGATGTCATAGGAGCTGTACTGTGGGCCTCCCAGAGCCGTCACAGGCTGTCCGGAAGCCTTCCGGGGATATACGCCTATGGAATGCTCCCTCTTGTTGTCCATCTTGCCGATGTACACCATGTTATACTCTCCAAGGCCAGCTATATATCCTCTGATATCATCCAAGGTCAGCATCACACACCACCTGCCTTTTTATAATTCTCCTTAAAAGCTTTAGGAACAAAATCCGCTTTGCTTCCTCCGGGCAGCCAATCTTCAAACCAATGTCCTTTTGCATTAGGGTTTTCATCTGTCTGGAAGTTGTATTCCGGATGGTAATACAGCCTCCGGGCATATGGTGTGCTTGCTACCAGTGATACCTTCCCCTGAGAAGATTTGCTGTAATCCACAAAGGTAGCGTCTCCCTGCAAATGGCCTGTATCAAACGGCATGACCTGTGCCTGTACCACCTCTGTATGCAGGTCATCGCCAGTCTTCTCCAAAGCTGTCACTACCGCCTGTGTAAGCTCATTGATCCTCGCCATATTCAGTTTGACGGAAGATTTTACCTGCATCAGATCACCTCCAGCCGGCAATAATTGACCGTCCCGTCCGGATTCCGAGCTTTACTTCCCCGATTGATCCGACGTACTTCACCGAACACCGTCACTGTACCACCGCTTAAGGAAGGCCAGTCCGGGGCGATATCCCCAGGAAACAGGGCTGTACCTGTGATCTGTACCAGCTTCTTTTCATCCGTCCACACCGTTTTAGCTCCGTCCTGAAAATTGCCCAGAAGGTCAAGATCCAGAACCTTCTCCGGCTGTCCGTATTCGTCTGTCCCCTCAGATTCCAGATGTACATGGATCTCCGTTTTACACAGCCGTTTCGGTACCAAACAAGGGTATTTCATATAATCACCTCAATCCCCGGCAGCATAGACCTGTCTGGCACAGCAGAGCATATACATCTCTCTTCATAGCGACTCCCTGTTCTGTATACACATTCCAGGAGCTGCCAAATTGAGCAGATACGCCGTTGATACTGTAGCTTTGCAGGATCGTGCTGATCTCGTCCGCATTTTCGTATTCAAAATCCGCCTGCTGGCAGACCACCTCCCGGATCAGATCCTGCTGAAATGGTGTAAGATCAGAAATTCCCCGGCCCGCAATCCGGTTGAAGGTCAGGGAATCAATGTGGCGGGATGCCTGTCGGAGAGCGCCAGAAAGCTTATCCTCCGGGATCAGGCTCCCGCCATACTCATGCAAATAAAAATCAGGTGCAGCGTATGGCTCATATGCCATATCACCCACCTGCTTTCTTGGACGGTGCCTTTTTACTGGGTTCTTTGGACGGTTTGGGTTCTTCCATATTTTCAGGTTCGCCCTCATGTTCAGATGCTCCCGCATCCCCAGTCTCTTCCACTGTATAACCGTGTTTCCTGAACCAATCTAACAGATATGGATCATCCGTTTCCCCTACTCCGCCGCAAAATGGCACGGATGCTGATACTCCGGTATAATCTTTGTTGGGGCTATACACCTTCATGCCTTATACCTCCTACTATTTCACTTTAATGTTACGGAATACGCCTGCCGCCTTGGATGCTTTCAGCGCAATGGCTGCATTCATTTCCACTTCACCTTTCTTTACGGCTCCGGCGGTAGAAAAATCAGGAAGCCAGATCTGGACAGGGGCCACGCCTGCGAAAGAAACCGCGTGAAGTCCATCCATAGCCAGACGGGCTACATAAAGAGAGGTTGTTCCTGCATCGTCATCAATCCCGACCACCTCATCATTGGTACCAGGTTTTGTTTTCATGTCCACAAACGGGATACTGCCATAGTTCTCCACCTGGTTTCCCCAGTTATCCTTTGTTACCTGGTACATACTGGCACGTCTCGCGCAAGCACGGAGCTTGGAGATCAGTTTATTATTTCCCATGATGCAGGACGGAGTACCATCCAGACCGCCAAGGAACTCATCCAGCATATCCAGAAAATACTGGTAATTCTTAGTGATCATTTCGGAGGTAGACAGGTCAATGCTTCCTGCCTTGTTGTACTCTGTACTGCTTCCTGTCAGCGCCTTATCCAGGCCATCAAAAGCTTTGGAATCTTTTCCTGTATCACCGTTGATGAATGTATCATTAAACAGTGCCTGCGCTGCCTTGATCTTCTGAGCCTGCTGCAGCTCCACCTCGCTTACAATGCCGCCCATGCTTGCAATCACACGGTCAATCTCATAAGAACCGCCAAACACCTTAATTTCAACCGTGTGGCGCTCTTTGGTTACCTCTGATGGGGTGTATTCCTTGTTGATCTCACGGAACTGTGCGGTGGGCTGTGTCTTAAGACGGGTATAGCTGTAACTTGGCGTTGCTCCTCCGCCAGTCGGTGATACTGCATCATCAAATGGAATGTGCTCCAAAATCCAGTTGGATTTCTGGAATTCATCAATCACGCCCATCTGCAGGTCATCCTGCACATTCTTTTTTGCTTCTTCAAGTGTAATCGCCATTATTTTTTACTCTCCTTTCTCATCTGCGCCCATGCCTAATTTGGCTGCGATCGCTTCCTTCATCGTCATACGACCACCTTCTCCGCCACTGCCTCCATCCGTTTCCTTGGCTCCGATCGGGAAGAAGCCTTTCTTTGCAGCAGGCTTCTGCTCCGCCTTGAACAGGAATGGCTTACTTTCTTTCAAAGACTTTACCTGCTCATCCAAACCGGTTACTTTTCCATCCTCACCAAGGATAAGCTTGTTTCTGTCAACCAGACCGGCTACCAGATCGCTATCCTGCGCAGATGCAGAAATAGCCAGCTTAATGGCATTGGTCAGCTTAAGATCCGTAATCTCTTTCTGATGATCCAGATCCTTCTGCTTGATCTGATTCTGGAAGTCTGTGATCTGCTGGGTAAGCGCTGCATTGTCCCCGGCAGTCGTTTTTAATGCCTCCAGCTGGGTCTTGTAGTCATTGACGGATGTTTCCAGCTGTTTACGCTGCTGCTCTGTCTGGTCGTATGTGTCTTTTGCTACATACCCCTCCAGCTCCTTTTTGGATTCCTCTGCGGCCTTCTTGGCAAGAGATTTCTCAATGCCAAGGGCTTCAAACTGTTCCTGCGTCATTATGACACCTTCCTTTCTTCCGGTTCTTTAACGCCTGCCGAAAAAAGGCGTAAAAATAACACCCAGACCCCCGCCTGCGTGTCTATGACTAATCCTATGACTTGCTATGACTACAGCTCTATGCCTTCCATTACTGCCCGTGCCTCCAGAACCGCAATATAATCCGTCATAGCCTTTACCTGCATATTGTAGGTACTTCTGGGGCAGGTCGGCTCAAAGTCCAGCATACCCTGATTCCATTTATCCAGCATGGCTTCCAGTTTATGGTACCGGATCGCAACCTGACAATACTCAGCCCTAAAGCGTTCCTTATAATCTGGGCTGCTCATCATCTCAGCTGTATCATCTAATCTCATTTCTCTCTTACACTCACTCATCTCTCGATCTCCTTTCCGCATTTCACACACCGCCTCACATACCCGCCATAAGGGCCGTGGCGGCGGCACCAGTGCTTGCGATACTGATGACAACATTTACGTTGCCGAAACCATTGATATAATCGTTCTAACATTTGTCATATCTCCCCCTTTACTTTTTACCGATCCAGCATAACACAATGATTGTGCAACAAATAATCATTGTAATCTGTACAGACGTTGCCAAGATACCACCTCCCCTTCCTGTTGCGACGTCGCAATGCACCTTACATGGGATAACAGATATTTTCCCACTGTGGTTCCTCCTTAATTTTGCGTATAAAAATACCACCGGCCATTTCTGACTGGTGGTATTAATACCATAACACGATTTTTTCGGTTGGTGGATTATCAAGTTTTGCAAGTCTGCGCAATTCATATCTTACATGAGGCGCAGAAATCATACATCCCATTTCGTGCTCTACAACTTCTTCATCCAAAATTCTCATTTTCATAAATCCTTTCGGTTCCTTACCTTCTGGATAATAGTCAGCTGAAATACTATTTTCTGTCTTTTTTATGTTTTTCAAGATTACCATAATATTCTGCAGCCTCCTTCCGATAATCGTACTTCTCCGTTGCCATCTCGTGGGCTTCATAATGAGTGATGCTTGGGTTGTCTTTCTTAATCCTCATTTCTAATAATTCATGCTCAATCATCGTCCTGTCATGTGGCTTTATATCTTTACCTACCATAAGCCTCTGCCAGCTCTGTGCAATCGCACAATCAGGATCGAACCTGCGCCACGTATCAGAATCTGGATCATATAAAGAATTATCTTCAAACAAATATGCCTTGATTTTTCTTATATCATCTTCGCTCTTTCCAAGATTTTTTGCAATTTTCTCAGTGTCCGTAGAAAAACTTCTAATCTCTTTGTAATACATCTCGGCAAATTCTTCTGCTTCCTTACTGTACGTATTAATAATCCTTGCACCTGAGCTCATTATACCAGAATCCAGCCTCTTTACAACTGGCTGTTTCAATTTTCCGCCCGTTTTTTCTACGGCTCCTTCTACCACAGATTTTAGGCTCTCAGGTATATCTTCACCTTTTACATATGCTGTAAAACTCTCGGCAAATGCCTCAAGAGGCGACTCTGCTGCATAATCACTAACCTGCGCCGCAGTCACTTTACCCTCATGAACTCCACCCCATTCGTATGATCCGGCAAATTTCCTCGATTTTAACTCTTTGGAACCAAAAATATTACTTTCAGAACTTGCTTTATTATGGACATGGTGCCCGTATTCATGGATAATCGCGTCTTTTGCATCCTCTGCCACAAGCCTCCTTTGAGAAATCAATCCGGAAAGTACATCATTTCTATTTTTTGTCAGATATTTTTTTCTCCCGCTGTCATCCTCTTCGGGTATTTCTTTTTCCAAGCTGTCAATCGTACTCTTCCAAGTGGGTTCATACTCATTACGATGTTTTTTATACGATCTTTCAGCCAAGAGCCTGTGCTGCTTATATGCATCTGGATCAGACAGCATTTCTCCGATATACATAGTCTCGTCACCCCAGTTATAAAGGGCGACTGTATCTTTTCCACCGTATAAATTGATAAAAGACGGATCGTATCTCACCCCTTTCAATGATGGGAGTCCATTATCCACTACCATTTCCTGAAGAGAATTTTCCAGTATATCAATAGCTTCCACTGTCATTTTCTCAGATAACTTAACGGTTTCAGCAATTCCTGCCTCTGCCATACTCTTTTCGGCTTCTGTCAGGCGTATTTTAACATAGGTTTTCTTTCCCTCCTGAATTTTATCAAGCTTCTTTGTGATGTCCTCAATTTCCGGATCATTAGAAAGTGATTTCTGAGCATACTCTTCTTCCATGGTTTCAAAATACTTTTCTTCCCATTTCCGGCTCTCCTGATTGAGCTGGTCTAAACGGTTCTTCAAAACAGCCTCTTTTTCTACCGTCTCATTGTATTTTTCCCTCCAAGTTTTTTCAGGTTCGGCAGAACCGTTCCTCATAAACTGCCGCCGCCATCCCTGAGGATTCTGCTGTTTCCATTGAGCTTGTCTTTCAGCATACTTTTTCTGATTCCCCGCATCCAAAGAATACTCAGCCAGCCGCTCATACTTCTCTTCCTGCCGCTTCGCATACTGCTGTTTCTGCTCTGCTTCGTATTCCTGTCCAATAGCTTCCAATTCTTCTTTTGTCCATGTATCGTCCGCTGTGGAAATACCCGGAAAATAGGTTGTGTGGCTGTCCCGACACCTTGGATGGTATAACCCCTGGCTGATTGCATAACTCATCAGGGGATATTTCTTCCCAGTTTCCAGATCCACCCCGTCCTCAGGGCCACCGCTCCACACATCATCGATCAGAACCTTCCCACAAAACGGAAGACACTTGGGGCAGGGGTTCCCACGCTTGTTGACAATTACCGTGGCTATTCCCCATTCCTGCCGCTTCTCTCCCTCGCCTTGCAGGTAAGCCCGCTTAGATGCCGTCCGGATTGCCATATCAGCATAATCAGCCAGCGTATGACGAGCTCCGTTGATATACTGCACACAGTTAATGCCACGGGATAACATATCCTTTGTAGCCATGTCCACAGCCTTTTCATAGGTTCCTGCGCCTGTATTGGCGTATACCTGAGCGTTATAAATCGCCTGCCTGTAATCATCCTCTGCCTTGCGCAGGATCGCCGTCTCAGCCTTCTCCATATCGTGGGTAGTAGCCTCGATCAGAGCTTCCAGCTTGCGGTCATTCAGGCGGAAAAACTCTCCTGCCATGCCCTTACTGATCTTCTTGGCCGGAAACCCCTTTTTAATCGCCTCCAGGATTTTTATTTCCTGCTGCATATTCCCTGTCTCTCTGGCCTTTCGGATCAGAAGGTCAATTTCACCATTTATCTTCTGGAACTGCTTCCTGTACTTCTTCTGGTTATCCCGTTTATACTTCTCCAAGGCTTTTAGCTGTTCAGTCTGCCACATAGACCATTCATAGCCCTCTTTCGTTTCCTCGGCCCTGTGACGGTCCATGTTACGGATCATAGAGGCAATCAGTTCATCCTCAATAGCCTTGAAGGCAGCTGTGATATCGTATTCTGTCAGAGGAATCACCTCCCATTTGCATATACCTTATAACCTGCCGCCTTGAATTGGCGAATCAGTTTTTTCAGCTGGGTAATGCTCTTGCAATGATCGAAGCGCATTTCTGCCTGCCCGTCCTTTTCAATAGCGTACACCCCAAAGGGAACCTGCTCACTTCCCAGCGCCAGAAGACTCTTGTACCGTTCCTGATTCACCGCCCAGACCTTTTTCCCTATTGTCACCACCATCTGATCTGCCTCCTTCTGTATTCAACTGAAAAGAACCGGCAGACTGATTGATCCCCGGCTCTTCCAGCTCTGCAATACCCTGTTCTGTTTTCAGGCGTTCCACCTCTGCGTCCTTTTCTTCCTGCGTCCAAGTATCTCCATACAGCTGATCCACAGAGGTTTCCAGGGACATTACGCCGTACTGTTTGGCTTTTCCCACTGTCTCTACTGTGGTACCAAAATCAGGAGAAGCGTATTCACCGAATTTTACTGTCGGCTCATACTCCCCTGGTGCTTTCCCACACATCAGATCATAACATTGTAATACCACCTGGATCAGCTCCGGAAGCGTCTCATTCAAAGCATCTACAATCTTATTCCGCACATGGAGTGTCACCTTTTCTTTCTCCCTCTGCGACTCGGCATTATCTGTCTTTTTGAGATCAATCCCCAGAGTAGACGGGGATATGATACCCTGCAACACCATGTCCAGAAAACTGGCGTAACTGCTGACATATGCCTCGTAGGAAATCTGTGGCTGAGAAATCTCCACCTGCTGATTGGATTTCTCTGCCATATTATCCCCGATAGCAATAAAATCATTGTCAAATGGATTGGCCGGAAGCATCTTTCCGTCAACCGGATCTCTTGGTATCAGATTCTCTGGTATGTAACGTTTAATACGTCCCATCCGGATCGCATCCATCCACTGGCTTATTACCTCGTCCAAACCATCCAGCACGTCCGTCTTCCCGTCAAATAACGCCTTTCCACGATGCTTGTATTTGATTGATGAGAATATTTTGAGCGGGACTGCCAGCAGCAGATCTCCCTCTATCCCTATATCCATCAAGTGCGCCGTTTCCGGAAGCTGCTTTAAGGATACCTCCCGACCATAATCATCATACAGCCTGTACTTGATGTACCCGTATCCATAAGTTTCTTCCAACCGCAGTTCCTTGCTTCCGGATCTGTAACCTGCATAGAACTTAATCTCCTTAAGCCGGGAATGACTGTATACATAATTGACATTTTCCGCATCATAAAACTCAATGATCGGGTAAGGGCTGCACTCGTCTGCCGTAATCTTGAAAGCACCGTCTCCAGAAGCAAGCGTCCCGGAAATGCCCTCACCGATCACATTGTTAAGGTCGGCCCCGTCAAATATTTTTTTCCAGATTTCCTCGGTTTCCAGTTGCCCTTCTCCGAAGGTTACTGCATCCATATCAGCCAGAACAATATCCTTGTACCGGTCCACAACCGTAGACACGATTCCGCTGTGCATCTTACGAACGCTTCCCTGAGCTGTTGCCGCCCAAAATCTGGCTTTCTCTACATCCCAGCGGGCTGTCTTTTTAAAATACTGCTCCAGTTCCGCGCTGTCTCCCCGGTACCATAGCTTATTTCGGATCACATCTGCCAGAAACGTATGGGGTTCTATGATTACAACCTCTCTTTCTCTGGCTGGCTGGATCCGAAAGAGTTTTTTTACAAAATTCTGTATCCAATTCATCTGTTTCACCCCTTAAAAATCTTACTCTGATAGGGAATCCATGCATATTGCACGGAGTTAACCATATGATCGTTTCTGTCTTCTGGCACGTTGTCCTTATCTTCCATCCAGCTATAGGAATCAAGCTCTGCAATGTAATTTGTGCAGGTGTCCACCACATAAAAGCATGGCTCTATTTTCGCGCTATCGTCATATGCCATCCATCCCAGCTGTGCGTTGATGCGGTCAATGATCTCCATCTGCTTCCATGCGTTATTAAGCGTATAGACGCATCCGTTCCGGCGCTTATATTTATTCCACTCCTGCATGGTTGCCTGATCTGCATTATCCAGGAAAGCATTTCTTGACAGGCCCCATTCTTTCTTGTTTCGGTCCAGAAAATCAACCAGATTCTGAACCGTATCGGATGGGGCAAGCGGTACTTCCAGTGTGGCATTGTTATACACTTTTTCTGCCAGAACAATACAGCGTCCCTTATTCGTGATTCCAAGGAATGACATTGCTATTGTATCCGGAGATTTCTGGGAGTAAGACGTATCAACAGCAGCCGAAAAATACATGAAAAATTCCTTTTTCCTCGGCTCGTCTGGGCTTTGCACAAACTGTTTGGCCCATTCCTTACTCTTGACATGATGGACGCGGTCAAAATTGCTGAATACCAAGCCTGTCGCCTTTCCACGCAGTCCCAGGATCTTATTCTTCCAGATCTTGGTGCCCTTGGGCGTGTTGGCTATGATCTTGTCTATCTTTTCTTTCGGCAGGCCAAGGTTATGAACAAAAGAAAAGAACCAATGCACCCAACCAGGTTTTGGTTCTTCTTTCAGCTCGTTTCGGATCTCCTGCGGCGTTTCCTCTTCCCACTCCGGCAGAGGCCGGGAACAGTTGATATATTCCCGATAAACATCCAGATTCGGATCATCCGGATTGAGGGTTGCCATAAAGTAATCACAGCGCATGGCAGCCTCACGGACAAAATCTATATCGGCTGTGTTGACCTCATCAATATACAGGCAGCCGTACTGACCGCCAAGAGCCTTCTGCCACTTCTTTTTATCGCCGTATCCCATGACATATATAATCTTATCGCCCTGGGACGTGTGAAACAGAATGTGGGGTATCTTATCGTCCTTGGTACCGTTGCCATTATATTCAGTCAGTACCCCAAAATCGTCAATGATTCCCAAATCCTTGTTAATGATGTTCTTCTCGGCAGTGCCCGTGTCCTTGGCAGCTATAATGTGCAGCTTCTTCGGGGACTCTGCCACCTTAAGCATAAATTTGAACAGGCCTACCGTTGTCTTTCCGGCGGCTGTAGTGCCTTCCAGAAACTCCACAGGGGCATCACAGCGGAGGAAAGCCTTGTATTTTTCGGACAGTAACAGGCGCTCTGTGCTCATTATCCATCACCACCGTGCATCTGCTGGATCAGATCGTCCAGTTTTGTCTTTTCTGTTTCCAGAGTGCCCGAAACCTCCAGCTTGTCCTTGAACATGCCGAGGTGGCGGCCTGCCAGATCTAACGCTTTTGTTTTGTCCCAGAACTTGATTTCCCTCTCAATTCCCTCTCCCCCGTCTTTGGTCGGGAATCTCTTTACCTTGACGGATGCTACAGCTGCCAGGTCTTCCGGAAGTGCATCCTCTCGAATGGTAGCCTCATCAAAATTAACTACCTTCGCAGGATTCACCAGGGCGATACAGGCCAGCTCCGTCAAAATCCTGTCCTGATTGATGCCTGTCCGTCGGGACCGCTCTGCCATGGCTGTTTTAATCGCGTCTGAAACTGAAGTTTTCTGAAGTAGCTGATATCCCATCTGTTCTGCATTGCTTGGCCTATATCCTGCCCGGATGGCAGCCTGCGTAGCATTCAGGTCAATCAGATATTCATCCACAAATAGTTTTTGTTTTGGCGTTAATGCCATCAGGCTCACCTCCATTCCAATATCTTGTACTTATCCCCACATTATCCACAATATGTTGATAAAAAGAAAAGCCCCTGCCGGAGCAGGAGCCTCTCCAAAGGAGAAAAATCATGCAAAAGAAAAACCAACGGCCCCTCCAGGAATCGAACCTGGGACATGGTGGTTAACAGCCACCTGCTCTACCGACTGAGCTAAGGATCCGGAAAAGGGGGC